GAACTTTTGTTGCTGATGAGCAAGTAACAATTAACGGTGTTGATTCTGCTTTAAGTATTAAAGAGTTTACTGTTTATGGGACTAGGGATATTAAATCCGTTTCTCAAACTGGACTAGTTTCAACTCCATTTACTGCAGATACTGTTCTGAGTAGAAAGAAAATTCAAGGAATTTCTCAGGCAAATTTTGTAAACTCTACAGGTGTCTTTACAAGCCCGGGAAAACTTTTTACTGGTATTAAGGTTGGAGATATTATCAGATATCAAGATGGGACTGATTTGAGATATAATAGAGTTTCTTCTATTGATGGAAATTTAAATTCGATAACAGTTTCAGCAATAAACACAGTATCTGGAGTTTTTGTTGGCACTAAAGCAACTGATGGCAATTATAATATTGAACTTGCAATTCCAGAATTAAGAAATAGTGAGAATGCATTTTTATATGCAAATCTTCCAGATTTCAACATTTCTTCAGTCAATCTTTCAGATTCTCAATTGTCTGTAACTAGACAAATCACACCTTTAACTATTTCTGGAAATTCAGTAACATTTAACTTATCCGATGTAACTGGAATTACTAGTGCATCATTTGAAGCATTTGATCAAGAAAGATATTCTGTACACTATGATGGTGGGGGAATTGGAACAATTACATCCGATTCCTTCTTTTTAAGTGGAAATGATGTAACTATTACAGGATTGGATAATGGCAGCAATGCAGTTGTAAATGCAACTCTCAAAAAGAATGGTATTCAGAGTAAAATCAAAGAATATACAAGAAGTGCTTTAAATATTGTAAATCTTTCTACTCTTGCTCGTTCTGGTGCTGCAACTAGTGATTCAATTAATGACGGTTTAACTTTCAATCCATATTATGGACTTAGAGTTCAAGATGATCAAATTTCTCTAAATGTTCCTGATGTTTCTAAAGTTCTTGCAGTATACGAATCTACAAATACTTCTGACCCAACTTTAGATATTGTCCAGTTCCCATCAATATCTCAAGTAGACACTGATTCAATTATCGGTGAAGATATTATTGGTTCTGATAGTGGAGCATTAGCAAGAATTGTCACAAAACCATCTTCAAATAATCTTGGTATTGTATATCTTAATGATAAAAAATTATCTGTTGGAGAAAACGTAACTTTCAAAGAGTCAAATATAGTTTCTACACTTGAACAGATAACTCTCGGAAAATATAAAAATATCACGAATAATTTTACCCTAGATAAAGGTCAAAGAGATGAGTATTATGATTATTCTAGATTAGTCAGAGTTGGGAGTCAAATACCGGAAAGAAGACTTTTAGTGGTTTATGATTATTATAGTGTTCCATCATCTGATAATGGGGATGTATTTACTGTTCTTAGTTACGATGCTGACAGGTTCTCTCAGGATATTCCAAATATAGGTCTCAGAAATATTAGAGCATCCGATACTCTCGACTTTAGACCAAGAGTACAGAATTTTACAGTAACAACATCATCACCATTTGATTTTAGTTCAAGGAATTTCGGAACAGATCCAAAATTTGTATTGAAACCTGGTGAAGGATCTTTGATTGGATATGATTTTTATCTGCCAAGAATTGATAGAGTATATCTTGATAAATTTGGAAGCGTTATTGTTAGAAAGGGAATTTCTTCTACAGAACCTGTTCCACCATCAAATGAAGATCCTAGTTTGATGCAGTTGGCAGAAATTAGTCTTCCTGCATATTTGTATAATGTAGATGATGCTTCTATTAATGTGGTAGATAATAGAAGATATACGATGAGAGACATTGGTACTCTGGAAACCAGAATTGAAAATCTTGAGAGAGTTACTTCTTTAAGTTTATTGGAACTTAATACAGAGTCTTTAAGAATAGAAGATTCTCAAGGAAATAATAGATTTAAGAGTGGAATATTTGTAGATGATTTTAGTGATAAATCACTGTCTGACAATAATTTAACGAGTGCCAATATTATTGGAGGTGAACTCAGACCATTTGCAATTAGAAATTCTTTACAGCAAAGACCTATTCCCGCAATAGAAATTGCAGAAAATGAATTAGATTTGACAGAAAATTATGATTTATTAGATCCAAATGTACAAAAAACTGGTAATGCAATTACTTTAAAATATGATTCTGTTGATTGGTTAAATCAGTCTTTCGCAACAAGAGTTGAAAACGTAAACCCATTCCATGTTGTAGAATATAATGGAATAATCAATCTTTCTCCAAAATCCGATACTTGGGTAAGAACTATAAAAATTCAACCCCGTACTATTGAAAGAAGCGTAACTCGATCCAGAGATGTGGGTATTGGGGAGGTTTGGCGAGCAGCCTTCCAAAGAGCCGGAGTTACAAATATATTTGGTTTTACTCGTCAAGAAGGTGGAAGACTTCCACCACTCAGAGAACTTTTCCCTCCAAGAATTTCAGTTTCAACTTCAACCGAAACTGTTCTTGTTTCTTCAGGAACAGAAAAATATATTCGTTCAAGAAACGTTTCATTTTTTGGAACTCTTTTCAGACCTCTTGCAAGACATTATCAATTCTTAGATAATCATAGTAATTTGGATTTTATTCCAAAACTTATTGAAATTGCAAATTCATCCACTTTACAGAACTATGGATCTTCTAATGGAGCATTCCAAGTTGGAGAAACTGTAAGGGTATTTAATGGTGAAGAGAGAATAGGAACATTTAGATTAGCATCATCTAATCATAAAACAGGAAAATTTAATTCTCCGACAACAACTTATTCTATTAATCCATACATAACTTCAGAATCCATACCCTCTGGATATAGTCAGTCTTCAAAGACTATAAACATAGATTTAAATTCTCTGTCTGCTGAAGCACAAGGAGATTTTAGTGGATATATTGAAAAAGGTGCAAAGATAGTTGGTCAGACTAGTGGTGCAATTGCGTATGTGAAAGATATCAAATTAATTTCTGATGTAAATGGTACATTATTTGGTTCATTCTTTATTAAAGATCCACATACAAATCCAGCACCAAATCCAAGAATTTTTACCGGCAAGAAAACTTATAGACTGAGTAGTAGTTCTACAAATCAAACTCCATTACCAGGAAGCACTCTCATTTCATCTGGAGATGCAACTTATACTGCTAATGGAACTTTCAGAGCATTGCAAGATGTAACCACAATTACTACAACTACTATTAACACTAGAGTAAGAAGATCAGATCCATTAGCCCAAACTTTTACTGTTGGTAGAGACATTGAGGCTCCGGACTTTAGTGGAGATAATGATGATGATAATGGAGTATTCTTGACAGAAATAGATCTGTTTTTCGCATCAAAACCGAGTGGCAATCAACCACTTACAGTTCAAATAAGAACTGTTCAATTGGGAATTCCTACTTTAAATTCTATTGGAGAGGCAAAAACTTTATCACCAGATGAAATCTCAGTATCCAATAACGGACAAGTTCCAACCATAGTTAAGTTTGATTATCCAATTTATCTTGCTCCAGGACAAGAATATGCAATTGTCTTACTTGCACCAAATTCGGATCAATATGAGGTTTGGACTGCAAAAATGGGAGAGAAAACTATTGATACTCAGAGTTTACCAGATTCTGAGGCAATAATATATTCAAAACAATTTGCACTTGGAAGTTTATTCAAGTCTCAAAATGGATCTACATGGACTCCTGCACAAGAATCTGATCTTAAATTTAAACTCTATAAGGCAAGATTTGCATCAAGTATCGGTATCGTACATTTTGGCAACCCTCCACTTGATGAGAGTAATGGATATGTTCCAACTCTACAAAATAATGCCCTTACAGCACTACCAAAAAATGTAACTCTTGGAATTACTACAATTTCTTCTGGAGATTCATTACTCAATATTTTAACTTCCGGAAGAAGAATTGCAGGTGCAGGAAACTCTTTTGGAACTATTGTTTCTACGGGAAGTTCTGTTTCTGGAATCACGACAACGAATGCAGGTACAGGTTACACATCTCGTAGTAATGTTTCTACTCTTAATGTTTTTGGTCAGGGAACCAATTTGACATTGGATATTGACTCTATCGATTCCGATGGTGCTATTACTGGTTTATCGATAAACAATCCTGGAAATGGATATCAAGAAGGTGATATTATTACCATTGAAAATGGATCAAATGAAACTGGAAGAGATGCTATTATTACAATATCTCAAATTAATGGTATTGACACATTATATCTTACTAATGTTCAAGGATCAATTCCGACTGGTCCATTAGTTTATTATGATACAGATTCCACAACTGTCTCTCTAGCATCGACAAATGTTACAAGTTCAACCCCAGATGCCGGATTAAATTCTGGAAATTATTTGCAGGTTCAGCATTTTAATCATGGGATGTATGCAAACAATAATAAAGTTAAGTTGAACGATATTGAATCTGATACTGCACCATCTACTTTAAGGGCAAGTATTGATTTTACAATTGGATTGGGTGGATCCATTCAGGTTGAAGATTCTTCAGTGTTCGAAACTTTTGAGGGACAACCAGTAAGTGCAACAAATTTGGGATATATTAAAATTGGAGATGAAGTTATTGAATATAGTGCCGCATCTTCAAATCAATTGACTGTCAAGGCAAGAGCAATAGAAGGTATTGTAGAAAATCATGAGGTTGGTGCAAAAGTATTTAAATATGAATTTGCTGGAATATCTTTACGAAGAATTAATAATGTAGTTTATGATATTTCCGATACTGGAATTGAAAGTAATTCATATTATATTGAGATTGATAGAGGAACAACATCAACTATAGAAGGAAAATCTATCAGTAGTAATAATAGATCTACTGACGGAACTTATCCCCAAGTATCATTTGCTTCGGAATTAATTGGTGGAGGAAATGAAATCAAAGCAACTGAAAATATATTATTCAACAGAATTAATCCAAGATTTAATATTTTATCTCCAGGAAGACAAACTTCAGTATCTGCAAATATTAGAAGTACTTCGGGAACAAGTGTTGATGGTAATGAAGTTTCTTTCAATTTGGCAAATAATATTGAACCAGTAACTCCAAATCAAGAAAACGATTTAAGTTCTGTTCGTATGGTTTGTTCTAGAGTCAATGAACTAAATCAATCTGCATTTGACAATGTATCTGGAAGAAGATCTTTCAATTCTACATTGACTTTAAATACATCTAATGAAAATCTTTCTCCAATGATATTCATTAATGACTCTACGGTAGAATTTATTTCTGACAATATCAACAAACCGATAACAAATTATGCAGGAGACTCTAGAGTAAATTCAATTTCTGCAGATCCTCACGAATCTGTTTATGTTTCGAATACAATAACTCTTGCACAACCAGCAGATTCTCTTAAAGTCATATTGACTGCTTACAGACCTGATCCAGCAGATATTAGAGTTCTTTATAGTTTAGTTAGAGAGGATTCTGTAGGTATTGATCAAGAATTTGAATTATTCCCAGGATACAATAATTTACAATCAACTTCGGAAGGATCCTTGAGAGTTGTAGATGCAGCATTAAATGATGGAAGACCTGATGTTAGAGTTCCTGCAAGTGAGAAAGGTCAGTATCTAGAATATGAATTTACTGCAAATAATCTTCCAGATTTTAGTGGATATAGAATTAAAGTTGTTATGTCCTCTAGCGATCAGGCAAACTATCCAATAATTAGAGACCTTAGAACTCTTGCATTGAAATGACAAAATTAATTAAAGTTAAAGATCATCCACATCTTTATCGAGATGGGGATACTGGTGCCATCATCAATTACGATACTTTAGGTTATAATCAACGAATTAAAAGAATTGAGTCTCAAAAATCTCAAAAAGAAGAGTTGGATGATATGAAACGTGATATTGAAGAAATAAAATCTTTACTTAAAGATTTTCTGTCAAAATGATTGCTTCAATAATTCATATAAATATCTAAAGGATAATAATTCATAAAAATAATGGCAGTTTATGTATCCAATATCTTGATTGAGCAGGGATTTGATTTTTCAAGTTCTTTTGCTTTAGGAGATTCTAGAACAAACTCTAGTCTTAATATTACTGGATATGGTGTTACTGCACAGTTGAGAAAAAATCCTTCTAGTTCCACATCAGTTTCTTTTACATCTACAATTTTAGATGCGGAAGTTGGCATCATCCAACTTTCTCTGACAGATGAGCAAACATTAAGTTTAAAACCTGGAAGATATGTTTATGATGTTATGGTTGAGATTGGGGGATTGGATTCTGGAGGAGCAAAATATAAAGCATTTGAAGGTATGGCTTTAGTAAGACCGGGGGTAACAAGGTAATGCCAAGTATACCAGATAGAATTGGTGGTCAAGGGGTAATAAAAGTCCTTTCAAATATTAGTGGATCATCTGTATCTAGAGTTTTAGATTTAAGTGATGTTGACGCATCATCTTTGGCTGATGGATACTTTTTAGAATATAATGCAAATACATCTAAATTTATTACAACAGATACATTTAGATTTGTAAGAAATATAAATGTAACCGACACAACAACGACTCAGAATCTTGATGTTACTGGAGTCACCACTTTTAGAGGTGACTTATATGTAGGATCCGATTTATATGTACAGGAATATTTAATATATCAAAATAATTTTAATGGTCCAAATGGTATAGGATATTTTAATAATGACGGAAAATTGGTAAGCACTGGAAACACTTCAACTGCGATAGAAACGAGTAATTTTATACTAACAACTGATGAACCATCAGGAATTGTTACCTGGACTAGTGTTATTGATGGAGGTGTTTACTAATGTCAAAACCAAGTAGTAGGCAGCAATTAATTGATTATTGTTTAAGAAGATTAGGTGCTCCCGTATTAGAAATTAATGTTGATGATGATCAAATCGATGATTTAGTTGATGATACAATTCAATATTTCAATGAACGTCACTATGACGGTGTTGAGAGAATGTATTTAAAGTATAAAGTTTCTCAAGATGATTTAGACAGAGGAAAAGCAAATGGAACGGATGGGGTTGGTATTGTAACAACAACAGGAACTTCAACAAATATAAGTGGTTTGGGAACTATAACTTCAAACTTTTATGAAACATCAAATTTTATTCAAGTTCCAGATTCAGTAATTGGAATTGAAAAAATATTTAAATTTGATACTAGTTCAATTTCTGGTGGAATGTTCAGTATAAAATATCAATTGTTTTTGAATGATTTATATTATTTCAATTCTGTTGATCTTTTGCAATATGCAATGACTAAATCATATCTTGAAGATATTGATTTTTTACTTACAACGGAAAAACAGGTAAGATTTAATAAAAGGCAAGATAGATTATATTTGGATATAGATTGGAAAGCACAATCTAAAGATACATTTTTTGTGATTGATTGCTATAGGGCACTAGATCCAGAATCATTCAATCAAATATACAATGATTCTTTCGTAAAAAAATATCTTACTTCATTGATAAAAAGACAATGGGGACAAAATTTGATTAAGTTTAATGGAGTTAAACTTCCTGGGGGTATTGAGTTAAATGGAAGACAAATATATGAAGATGCAGAAAGAGAATTGGATGATATTAAACAAAGAATGGCATCTGAATATGAATTACCACCTTTAGATTTGATTGGTTAATTATGGCACTGAATCCCTTTTTCCTTCAAGGATCATCTGGAGAACAAGGTCTTGTACAAGACTTAATAAATGAGCAGTTAAAAATTTATGGAATAGAAGTTTATTATATTCCAAGAAAACTTTTAAAAACTGATAATATATTAAATGAAGTTCAATCATCAAAATTTGATTCAAGTTTTATAATTGAAGCATATTTAAACAACTATGATGGATATGCTCCAGGTAGTGATCTTATGACCAAATTTGGTTTAAGACTCAAAAATGAAATATCTTTAGTTATTTCAAAGGAAAGATTTGAAGAATCTATTTCTCCATATTTGGCAGAAATAATGTCAGTATCTCAAATATACTATCCAGGAGAAGATTTAGTATTTGTTGATAGACCCAAAGAAGGAGACTTAGTTTATTTTCCACTTGGAGAAAGATTATTTGAAATTAAGAGAGTTGAAGTTGAAAAACCCTTTTATCAGTTAGGAAAAAATTATGTTTATGAGATATCTTGCGAACTCTTTGAATATGAAGATGAAGAAATTGATACCGGCATTTCGGAAATTGATGAAGTTTTAGAAGATGTTGGATATATTACCGATCTAAAGTTGGTTGCTTTTGGAGGAACTGCAGAATGTCAAGCATCAATTAGTTCTCTTACTGGAGTCAGTAAAGTTGTTCTTTTAGATGATGGTTCAGGATATACTGGAATACCTACTGTTACAATTAGTGATCCTGGAGGAAATCCAGATACAAGTGGAATATTAGGTGCTCTCCCAACATCGCAATATTCAAAAACTGCCACGGCCGTAGCAATAACAACTTCTGTCGGAGGTGTTCAATCGATAAAAGAGATTTTAATTACAAATACTGGATATGGTTATACAGAACCACCTACAGTGACTATTACTGGAGGTAATGGTTCCGGTGCTATCGCAACATGTATTATATCAACAGGTTCTATTTTAAATATTGGAATCACCGATAAAGGAGACAGATATTATCAACCTCCAACGATTACAATAGATCCTCCAGTTGGTGGAGGAACAACAGCAACAGCTATATCAAGAATTCAATCAGGAAGACTTTCCGAAGTTTTAATAACAAATGCTGGTTCTGGATACACAACAATACCAAATATTACTGTTTCTCCACCACCTTCTGTAGGATTTGGTACTTATATTGTCTCCGAAACTGTTACTGGATCTCTTTCTGGAGTTACTGCCGAAGTTAAGTCATGGACTAATCCTGGACAAGATATCGATAAAACTTTAAGAGTTTCTATAAATAGTGGAACATTTAGTGAAGGGGAAAATATTGTTGGATCATCTTCTTCCGCAATATATACTTTAAAGACCTATGATTTAGATACCTCATCAAGTGATCAATATTCAGACAATGATGATTTTGAATCGGAGGCAGATAAAATACTAGACTTTACAGAATCAAATCCATTTGGTACATATTAATGTTAGGAACATATTACTATCACGAGATCATTAGAAAAACCATCGTGTCATTTGGCACACTTTTTAATGATATTCATATTCATCATAAAAATGATTCAGACAATACTATTTCTGATATGAAAGTTGGTCTTTCTTATGGACCTTCTCAGAAATTTTTAGCAAAAATTCAACAGCAGGCAGAATTATCAAAATCTGTTGCTATTACACTTCCAAGAATGTCATTTGAGATGATTGGAATACAATATGATCCAACAAGAAAAACTGGAATTACCCAAACATTTAAAGCTTGCGATGATGGAGGGAATGTAAAAAAAGTATATATGCCCGTTCCTTATAACATTACATTCGAATTAAATATTTTTAGTAAATTAAATGATGATGTACTGCAAATAATAGAACAAATATTACCATTTTTTCAACCATCTTTCAATTTAACGATTGATTTGGTCGATTCTATCGGAGAAAAAAGAGATGTTCCTATAGTTCTTGATAGTATCGATTTTCAAGATGACTATGAGGGAGATTTTGCAACTAGAAGAGCACTTATCTATACTTTAAGATTCACTGCAAAAACATATCTATTCGGTCCTATTGCAGATTCTACAGATGGCCTTATTCGTAAGGTTCAAGTTGACATGTATTCAGGTACAAACACTCAAACTGCAAAACGTGAAATGAGATATACAGTAACACCTAAATCACTTGAAGATAAGAATAATGATGGAGAAATTAATTCAATTGATGATGCACTTCTTGAACCTGGTGATGATTTTGGATTTAATGAGGAATGGGATTTTTTCCAAGATTCTAAACAATACAGTCCAACCCAAAAAACTGATATTTAATAGTTATGTCTGATAATTATGAATCGATAGATAATGCACTCAATACAACGAGTGATATCATTAAATCGGAAAATAAGTCTTCTAAGATTAAACATATCGATATGACGAGAGATGGTCATATCGATAAAGATTATGAGTATAGTCGTGCAAATCTCTATTCCCTCATAGAGAAGGGTCAGGAGGCAATCAATGGCATTATGGAGGTAGCAGGTGAAGGAGGCAGTCCAAGAGCATACGAGGTCGCAGGGCAGTTGATTAAGAGTGTTGCTGATACTACCGACAAGTTGATAGATCTTCAGAAAAAACTTAAGGAAGTTGAGGAAGATTCTAAAAAGACTACTAATAATGTCACCAATAATGCAGTATTTGTCGGATCGACATCAGAACTGCAAAAAATGCTAAAGCAAGGTTTTCTAAATAATAAGGAATAATCTTGCTTTTAAATAATGGCAACAAAGTCGGGAGATCAAGGTCTTCGAGATTGGTTTGGTAAATCAAAATCTTCTGATGGAAAACCTGGATGGGTTCAGCTTGGGGGAAAATTTGCAGGTAAACCCTGTGCCCGTCAACCTGGACAAACTTCTACACCAAAATGCGGAAGTTCAAAAATGGCAGCAAATTTGAGCGATGAGGAAGAAGAAAGAGCAAGAAGAAGAAAAAATCGTCAAGATCCCAACCAACCAGAAAAATCTGGTGGAGCAAAACCAACTAATGTAAGGACTGAAGGAATGGACATTCAGGAAGTAAAAGATAAACCAGGAAAAGGTAGTGGCAAAAAAGATGCCTGCTATCATAAAGTGAAGTCACGTTATTCTGTTTGGCCTTCTGCTTATGCATCTGGAGCACTTGTAAAGTGCCGTAAAGTTGGTGCCGATAACTGGGGCAATAAATCAGAGTCTTATGAGTTCTCTAACTGGAGAGATGATTTTCAAGCAACTGAATATGAATTTGTAGATATTATCAAACCAGAACCAATCAAAGGTGGCCAGCAGATTAATGAAAAGTGTTGGGATGGTTATACTCAACAAGGTATGAAAAAGAAAGGTAAGAAAGTTGTTCCAAACTGTGTTCCAGTTGGAGAAGAAAAGCATACTCCAACTAAATCTGATTTAGAATCAAATATTGGTGGCGGAAATTTACAAAAACTTTCCAAGAAAGCAACAAAAAGAATTGATTATGATGTTGATGGTGATGTAGATCCCAATGACAAAGTTGAAAAGAAAACTGGAGAATATGGAGAGGAACTTCCAACTCCATTTGGTAAGTTTAGAACCGGAGATTCTAAGAAAGTAAAAGTCAAAAAAGAAGAATTTTTTGATTGGAGAGAAGAGTTATCAGAAGCATCTGTAAAAAAATATTGCCCCAAGTGTAAAAAAGTTGAAACAAAATCTCAATGTGCTTATGGACCCAAGTATTGGGAAGATAATGCTGAAGAAGTAGAAAGTGGAGATGTGTCCGAAGGTGCTGCCTGGACAAAGAAGTCAGGTAAAAGTGAGTCCGGTGGTCTGAATGAAAAAGGTCGCAAGTCTTATGAAAGAGAAAATCCTGGTTCTGATCTAAAAGCACCAAGTAAGAAAGTTGGAAATCCTCGTCGCAAATCATTCTGTGCAAGAATGAAAGGTATGAAGAAGAAACTAACTTCTTCCAAAACTGCTAACGACCCAGATAGCAGAATCAATAAGTCCCTTAGAGCGTGGAACTGCTGATATGAAAAGTTTTCAACAATTTCTCTCAGAAAGCATCACCATCAATGGTGATTTTAATGGAACTCTCAATGTAGGAGGTTCCCAACCAGAACAGGCATCAGAGTCATTCTTTGCCGATGTTATGTGGGAAGGTAAACTTTATCGTTTAGAAGTAGAAGGCAAAATGCTTTCTAAGAACGAACTTGCAGAACAAATTCAGGGAGAGTATCCGGGTGCAATCGTTCATAATGTTTATCCCAGTGAGGTAAATACTTCTAGAATTAAAAAGGCACAAAGATATCAACCAGAAAGATTATCGTGGAGTGATTAATGGCTCAGTGGAATAAGAACACACAAGACTTCCTAAACCAAGAAAGAA